CCAGACCGGTGGGGTAGGTATGGATGGGATCACTGCCAGCCCTTATCGGATGGGGTATCAGCTGATTAACAGAGTGCGTGGTCTCATCCAGCCGTATTCAAGTCCTAACTCACTGGTCGGCTAATGGCCGCAATAAGCACTCTACGTGGCACGCTAGCAACCGCTCTAGCCAACGCTGGAGTATGGTCTGTCTTTAGTTTTCCACCAGCAACTTTATTGGCTAACAGTGTAGTTGTTACACCAGCATCGGATTACATCGTGCCAAGCAATAACAGCCAAACAAGTATTGCGCCAATGGCTAATTTTAAGATTTTAATAACCACGCCTGCATTTGATAACCAAGGCAACTTGCTAGGCATGGAAAACTTTATTGTGGCAGTCGTAACTAAACTAGCGGCATCGAACCTAGTTTACAATATATCAAGTGTCTCCGCTCCAGCTATTACTAATGCAGCTAGTGGAGATTTATTAACATCAGAAATAACAGTATCAATACTAACGAGCTGGAGTTAAAATGAGCCTAACACCCGAAGATTTAGCCTTCTTAAAAAAGATAGGTCAGATCGAAGAAGCACCAAAACCTGCACAAACTAAAGAGAAAGATAAGGAGTAATAATGGCAATTTTCTTAAACAATACAGCTGTAGTAACATTTAACAGCGTTGATCTTTCAGCGTATGTTACATCTGTTACCATCAACCAATCATTTGATGAGCTTGAAGTAACTGCTATGGGCGACACTGCTCATAAGTTTGCTAAGGGACTAGAGGCATCAACAATTACTCTAGATTTCCTTAATGACAATGCAGCAACTACTGTAATTCCTACTTTGCGCGCTGCCTACGGTACAACTGTACCTTTGACAATTAAGCAAGCAAGTGGTGCAACAACTGCTGCTAACCCACTTTACAGCACTACTGTTTTAGTGAATAATCTACAAAACATTAACGGTGCTGTTGGCGATATATCATCACAAAGCATCACATTTACTTGCAATAGCGTAATTGCTGTAACAGTAGCATAAGGAGAACTAATGGCAAAGCTAAAGATAACAAGGGCTAACGGAGAAGTATCTGAACACAAGATTACTCCGGGTGTCGAGTACGCTTTCGAGTTAAAGTACGGCGCAGGAATTTCAAAGGTTCTACGCGATCACGAAAGGCAAACGGAGATCTACTACCTTGCCCATGAATGTTTGCGTAGGGCCAATGTGACTGTACCTGTATTTGGCATAGAGTTTATAGACAGCCTAGAAACTGTCGAGGTATTAGACGAAGAAAAAAAATAGTACAGCGTGATTCTATAACCTATGCGATAGCTAGTCTGTCGGTAGAAACAGGGATCGCGCCACAGTCTTTTATTGATATGGATCAAGAGATGCTTAGAGCAATAGTCCAGGTCTTACAAGATAGAGCTAAGGAGATTAAAAATGCCAGTAAACGTAACAGGCGTTAAACAACTCCAAGCCGCTATGAAGGTACTAGATCCTAACCTTAATAAAGAAATGAATATTGAAATTAGAGATGCCATGATACCTATTAGGGATCAGGCTAGGACTTACATGCCTGCCAATGAAGAAGTGCTATCAGGTTGGCGCAAGATCAATGTTACAGCTGAGCAGAAGTACCGAGCATTCCCATTCTACGATCAAAACGTAGCGCGTAACGGAATAGTTTATTCTGCCGGACAAAGCAAGCGTAACGCTGCAGGATTCTCGTTTACTAATTATGTAGCCAATAAATCTGCATCAGGTGCAATCTTTGAAACCGCAGGCCGTAAACAAAGAGGAATGCAAGGCGGCTCATTAAACCCTGATGCTGGTATTCAATTTAACCAGGCTGCTGAGACTTTAAGTTCTATGAAAGGTACTGGTCCTAATCGTGGTAGAGCAATCTATCGCGCTTGGAATGAAGATCAAGGCAAGATTTATGCAGCTGTAGTTACAGCCATAGAGACTGTTGCAACTAAGTTTAATAATGGACAGTTAAAGAAGGTTGCATAATGGCCAAACCCCCAGCCTTAGTAGTCTCCGCCTTAGCCACTTGGAATGGTAAAGCCCTTGCCAAAGGCAGTAAACAAATATCCGAGTTCGATAAGTCAGCACAAAAATTAGGCAAGACCTTTGCTAAGTATTTAGGTGCTACTGCCCTAGTCGCATTTGGTAAAAGTTCAGTTAATGCATTTATAGAATCTGAGAAGGCTGCCGCCAAGTTACGCACCACAGTAGATAACCTAGGCTTATCATTTGAGCAAAGAGCAATAGATGATTATTTAAAGAGATTATCTTTGCAATATGGAATTATTGATGAAAATCTTATTCCAGGCTTTCAACGCCTACTTATCGTTACCCAAGATGTTGCTAAAGCCCAGAGCATATTCCAGACCGCCCTTGATGTGTCAGCCGGTACTGGCAAGGATCTTACAAGCGTATCTACTAGCCTATCTAAAGCCTACCTAGGCGATAACGTAGCACTAGGCAGATTAGGCGTAGGTCTAAGCAAAGCACAGTTAAAGTCATCATCATTCTTAGATGTACAAAAAACTCTTAATAATAATTTCTCGGGTCAGGCATCAGCAGCAGTAGCAGGTTATGCAGGCGATATGGCCAAACTAACTGTAGCTGTGGATGAGTCTAAAGAAGCTATAGGTAAAGGCTTATTAGATGCGTTAAGGACCTTATCTGGTGATACTTCTATAGATACTTTTACTGCCAAAATGGTTACTGCTGCGGATACCCTTGCAAGGTATATTAACAATATTGCAGGCTTTGCTAAAGTGACTGCAAACATATTTAATATTAAAGATCCTAATTTTTTTAGAAGACAACCTGCAACAGTAGCGCCTGGTGCATCTACTACTCGCGTTAAAGATTATCAATTAACTGTTAAAACTACTGCAGCGCGTAAAGCCGAGTTAGCCATACTTACTGCATCCAACAAGACACGCAGTGAGATCGACAAACTAAAAGACAAGTTTGATTTAGAGCGTATTGGTCTGACAGCAGCTCTTAACGCTGCTACCGATGAAGAGACTAAATTACGCATCAGGGCTCAATTAGCGATCCTGGATAACAATGAGGCTTTGGCTAAAAAGATACTAGCCGAGATGAACGGCGTCAAGGCTGTAGATGAGTTATCTAGTGCTATGAATACTGCTGCCGCAATGATTTTAACTGCAGGTCAAAAAGTGTTATTAGGCTTAGGCGTTGATCCATCTCAAATGGCAGGTAGTAGCATCACTGGCACAGGTGGATTTCCTAACATTAGCAATCTAGCAAATACTTCACTAAATAATCCTAGTTTTGGCACAAGCGCAGAGGCTATGGGATTAGGTTTGGCGTTAGGCTTCACACCAGGTGGCGGATCAAGCGCACCACAAGAAATTGTTATTACTGTAGATACTGCATCCACTGGCGACAGACTAAGCCAGGCTATTGCCGAATCAATACAAATTGCTACAAAGAATGGATTTAGCACAGTACCTGCCGGGCAGGGCTTCTAATGGCAGTACCAGTAGTCAATGCGGTAATTAACTTCAGCACTGGTCCTAGTTTTGCACAAGCGGCCATAATTGGATCAGCTGTATATGGCACTAACGTCTTTGCCGATTCAGCAGCTGTAATCGTGGATGTATCTGATCGCGTTAATATGATTCAAACTAACAGAGGCCGCACTGCCCTATCAGATCAATTCCAGACTGGCACAATGACCTTACGCATAGTAGATCAGGATGGCGATTTTAACCCACAGAATCCATCAGGGCCGTATTATGAATTACTAACTCCCATGAAGAAGGTAGCAATAACTGCAACCTACTCAGGAGTAACATATCCAATCTTCTCAGGCTTTATTACATCCTATGTAAACACTCAGCCTAAAGATGCAACAGAGGTTGCCTACACCACTATACAAGCTGTAGATGCTTACAGGCTGGCACAGAATGCCCAGATCTCTACAGTTACTGGTGCTACTGCTGGCAACCTATCAGGCACAAGAATTAACCAGATCTTAGATCAGATCTCATGGCCTGCATCAATGCGTGATATAGATGCTGGGTTGACTACAATGCAGGCAGATCCTGGCACTACTAGGACTTCTTTAG